TCATTTTTAATCCAAACATGAAATCCTGCTCCAAGTGTAGAAGCGGCAGTCAGGGTAATGGTAATATTATTAGCACTGTGTGATATCACTTTTCCAGCATCACCCGCTACAACAGTATAGGCAGAGGTTTTGTCAGCAATCACAAAGTCTGCGTCAAAGCCACCGCCTGCAGTAGCAAAAGATAATACACCTGAACCGTTTGTAGTTAGGAATTGTCCACTAGAACCATCAGCAATAGCTGCAGCAGGAGCCGTAGTAAATACAGCTACATTACCTGTAGCATTAGGAAAGGTAATTGTACGGTCTGCAGTTGGATTAGTAAATGTTACAGTAGTTTCATTGCCGTCTGCAGCAGAACCTTCTACGGTAAAGCCTGAGTCGTTAAGGTGCATACCTGTTACAATAGGGCTTGTTATTGTTTTATTAGTAAGTGTTTTAGTTGTACCTGAGAAGTATGTGTCTAGTAAGTCTACATCAAAGTAACCAATAGATGATGCAGAGGAATCAAACACTGCAATGCCATCGTTGTTAGCGATAGCTGTACTTGTATCAATAGTAATAGCGGATACATCTGCTACCGCATTAATTTCTGGACCCGTAGCAGTAAGACCTGTTACGTTATTTGATGTTCCATTTACAGCTTGAATACGTGACTCTACAGCCGCTGCTGAAGGTAGTTGTGCGTTAGTCGAACTGCCACTTACACTTGTTACAATATCTGTTATATTGTCAGTACCATCTGACAATGTACCAAATGTTACTGTACCTGTAGTGGTAATAGCACTTGAGCCGTTGTCAATAGCGCCAAAACCACTTGTAATGCTACCGCTATTTACTGCACCTACAGTTGTTAAGTTACTCAGTGTGTCTAAAGATGTTTCAAAGTATGTTTCAAAATCAGTTAATGCTACCTGCTTCATAGTGCCAGCATCGTTGACTACAACTCTATCTGCATCTGCAAGAGTAGTAGCAGTAGCTGACGTATCGCCATCTACAACGTTTATTTCAGCAGCAGTAGCGTTTACGCCTGTAAGGTCAGTAGGTGCAATGCTAATATTAGCTGTACCGTCAAAAGACTGACCAGCAATTGTACGTGCAGTAGCTAAAGCAGTAGCCGTACTCGCATTGCCTGTAACTGCACCAGTAACATTACCTTCAATATTGGCTACAAGTGTACCTGTAGTAATAGTAAGATTACCAGTAGATGCACCAGTAAACGTACCAGTACCTAATTTAAACTTATCGGCACTTTCGTCAAATCCAATAAACGCATTGTCATCGCTACCACGTTCAATAACAATACCTGCATCACCAGAAGGTGAACCTGAACGCCCATGCGCTACTTCAATAAGCTGGTCAGCTACAGTCAGGTTACTTGAGTTGACTGTAGTTGTTGTACCATTTACTGTTAAGTCACCTCCAATAATAGCATTACCAGTGGTAGTTACTTGCGCAAACTGTACATTGTCACCTGTAGCTAAACTCTGGTTAGTGTCCGACAAATCTGTAGCAGCAATAGTAATGTTTGCACTGCCATTAAAAGATTGACCAGCAATCGTCCTAGCTGTTTCTAATACAGTTGCACTAGCCGCATTGCCAGATGTATCTTGATTACCCGCAGCGTTAACACCCGGAAGATTTATATTAGCTGTACCATCAAAGCTAACTCCACCAATAGTACGAGCAGTATCTAAGGCTGTAGCTGTAGCTGCATTACCTGAAGTAGCTTGGTTGCCTGCAGTATTTACGCCGGGAAGATTAATATTAGCAGTGCCATCAAAAGATACACCGCCTATAGTACGTGCTGTTTCTAATGCTGTTGCAGTATCTGCGTTACCTGTTATATCACCTGTAACTGGACCAACAAGGGACGTACCAGTGATTGTTGTGCCTGTAATAGCGGCTGCAGAATTAGCACCAATAATAGTGCCGTCAATAGCACCACCATTAATGTCTACTGTAGCAAGTGTAGATGTACCAGAAGCATTTAAGGATGTAAATGTACCAGCAGCAGCACTAGCGCCACCAATAACAGCACCATCTACGGTGCCACCATTGATATCTGCAGTACCAGCCACTAGGGCATCAATATTAGCTGTGCCGTCAATATACAGATTACGCCACTCAGAGCCTACGGCGCCTAAGTCATATGTGTCATCAGCAGAAGGTAATAAAGGAGAGGCTACATCTGCAGTAACTGTAACTGTGTCACTTGCAGCATTTCCAAGTGTAGTGTTTCCATTTACTGTAAGATTTCCGGTAAGAGTAGAGTTAGTGTCTACTTGCAATACGTCTATTGTGGCTGTACCATCAAGATACAAATCTTTAAACTGTAGGCTAGACGTACCTAAATCAATGTCATTGTTAGTGACAGGAACTACAGCACCGTCTTGAATACGTATTTGCTCTACAGCAGCACTAGACACCTCTACAAAGACACCGACACGATTGTTTGTTGTGTCAATAGCTACTTTGTTTAGTGCGTCTGAGTCAGCAATTAAAGGTACATACGCACCTTCTGCCGCAGTACCGTCGTGCTTATGCCCTGTGCTTGCGCTAAAGGCATCTCGAAGAGCATTGTATTCCACATTAATTGGATTAGCACGTACAACAGCCGTTGCGATAATATCTGCTGAAGATTGTCTTGTATATCCTGCCACTTGTTATCTCCTATCCCCTGTTCCATACAATATTGATACAGCCTGTATGGTATGGCTGGGGCTTGTACTGTTGGTAACATAAGATACCGAAATAGAATCACCGGAACCACTTATGTTAGTACTACGAATTGGTGTAGGATTTCCGTCATAGATGGCTGTATCATCGTAAATAGTTGAACTTGCATCAAAGAAAGAAGCAGCACCTGCTGTAGTTAATTCAAAGTTTGAGGGTGTAAAAATTTCTGCATCACCAAAATTATACTCTATGCCTACTGATATTGTTGACTCACCCTCTGATTTAAGAAAGGTTTTAACTCTATAAAATACTTTACGTAATTCTGGGTCTTGCATAAAGTAAAAGGGAGTTTGGTAAACGCTTAATATATCACTTCCACCAAATGAACTACCTTCTTCTTGTTTGAATACTTTACCAGTAGTATCTCCATGAAGCACGAACTCAAACTGCCCTATGTATCCACTAGCTACTGCCGTTGCTTCAATACCCACAAGCTGGCTATATTCAAATGTAGACTGCGCTGAAGAACTTTTACGTATAGCCGCTAACAAAGATAAAGAAGTATTAGCTTCAAAGAATAATCTAAACTGTGATTTTCTGCGAATCACTAGAGCTTTTAGTTTAGTTACATCTTCGTTTGCTGTATAATTTTCAAATGTTTTTTGTATTTCACGGGATACTGTTTCAAGCTCAACGTCACCAATCCTAGATGTTCCTGAAATAGGTCTAATGCCATCCGGACCAAGAAAGATAATGTCTCCACCAAATTCAACTACAGTATCTGGTGCAACACAACCCAAGTCATTAGTGACACTTTCTACACTAAAATTAGAGTAGTTATCCCCAACAATACGTTTAATTTGGTTCTGGCCAAATACATATAGTTGATTACGAAAAGACTTTAATTGTGTTATTGTAAAGCCTATGTTAATAACACCTGCTCCACTTGCAGGGTTAAAGTCTGTGTCTACGTTAGGAGCAGAAAAATAAATATTAAAAGGTTCATCAGGGTCACCAGTTAACCAAAGGTGATTTGAAAAAGCACTAGAAAACTTAGGATTATTAGGTGCATTAGTATGTGTAATTTGTGTGTATGTAGTCCCGTTATACTTAGCAGCAGGATTAATACCATCTGTTAACAACAGGATTTCTTCAGACCAATTATACCGTTCAAACCGTACAATCTCAACTCCTGTCATGGTAGGACTGCCTGCAGTGGATACCGCTTGCCAGCCTTTAACTGTAGGAGTACTTGCTACCGTACCTGTTGCAGTGGATGTACCACCTGTGATTACATTACCTGTAACAAAAGTATTATCAGGTAATCTGCCAAAGTTTACTACAATTGCATTTGAAGTTTTAGATATTACTGTACCTGTTGCTGCTACAACAGTGCTGTCACCTGAACTAACTACACCTGTAAGTGTTTCTCCTACAGTGAAACCAGAACCTTGGCCTGACCCTAGTGCTACATCGTAGTAATGATTGTAAAAATGTAGGTAATTGTTTCCTGAGGACGGTTTTCTACAACCTAATATACCTTGATTTATCTCACCATTTACTGCCAGACCTAGCACTTTACCTGTGCCGGGTAAAGTTTCATAAGAGTTTTCATACCCGCTTATACGTCTATAACCACCCTCAAGTGCAGGCTCCATATTAATCAGACGTATGGCGCTTCCAGATAAAGTATTGCTTTGAGTTAAGGGGTCAACATTAGTGACAAGCCCCCCTGAACAAATCGAGACAAAAGTTTGTACATTGTCAGTCATAGTTAATTTCTATCAATACTTACGCTATTAC